TTCGGTGCGACGCGATCGCTAGCGCATGGTTGCCGTTGTGTGGGGCCTGTTGTATGATGCGCGCCCTTAGCCGGTGTAGCTCAGTTGGTAGAGCAGCGCATTCGTAAGTAGAGGGTCATTCCACGGAAACCCCAGCGGATAGTGGCTCTTCTGGGTGACTCAGAACGGCTAAGAAGGTTATAGTAAGGTTTCGCCGGCATAGCTCAGTTGGTAGAGCAGCGCATTCGTAATGCGAAGGTCGGGGGTTCGACTCCTCTTGCCGGCACCAGAAAGCACAAGGCCCTCCACTCGGAGGGCCTTTTTGCTTCTAAGTAGGTTTCAGCCTTCCTAAGAAGGCGCCACCCCTCCCCAGCTCACACCAGAATCACCCGCTCCCCGGTATCGGGCAGGCGGCGCGGCGGTGAGAAGTCGCCCACGGCTACATGCCCAGAGGAGGCCCCGGCGATCAGGTAGCTGGTCGCGTCCAAGGCGTGATCGTTCGCGGAGCTGTCCACGTCCTCCGGGTTGCGCGGATCGCGCGGCAGCGCCGGAACCGTCGCCAGCCAGTACCGGCACCGGGAGGCTACAAAGAATTCACCGTTGGCCATGAGCTGCTTCAACAACTCGAAGCGCGGCACACGTGCCCCCTTCCGGGCGGGCGATACCCTCACCCCGGCTTCCCGGAACAGGTCCCCGATGGACGATTCAGCCCGGCCCGCCGTCCGGGCTTCGGCGGCGGAGTCGATCACGCCCCGGGCGCGGACCCCGGAGCGGGCACACATGGAATGGAGCGCGGGCGCAATCTGTCCGGGCGTCCGGCCCGTCCCGCGGCTGATGTTCTTCGGGTCCGCCTCCACGTGCTCATCGTAGATGACCCAAGACCCCTTGGGCATCACCCGGTCGTCACTCAGGCGCACGTCATAGGCGAGCTGTCCGCCCAAGACAGACGCGCAAGGGGCGGCGCTGCCCCAGTCAATCGACAGGCGGAGGGAGCCGAAGCAGTCCGGCGGCAACTCGTGATGATCGAACACGGCCCGGGCGTGCTGCCAGACGCCCCCGAAGTAGTCCCCGACGATGGCCGACCAATCGCCGTGACGGTGCGCCTTGTACAGCGCCGGGTCGGTGTGGGCGAGGACGGAGAAGTTGCGCTTGTAGGCTTCCGGCAAGTGCGGGTTGTCATCGACGGTCGAGGGCGCATAGACCCACTGCTGGTCCGCGAACTCGAACGGAGCCCAAGGAGCGCGGCCCGTGACGTAGCGTTCAGCGAGGGCGGAATGGTTCGCGCCTCCCGGGTTCCCGGCGAGGATCAGGCGGAGCGGGACGCCCGGAGCGCGTAGCGTCAGCGCGAGCGCATCAATCACCGGCAGTTCTGGGCCTTCGCCCGCCTCATCGACCACGATCAGGCTTTGCGTGGTTCCTTGGACGGTATCGGACAGCGCGGCTTGGCTTTCGCAGTGCGTCAGGGCGATGGTTGCCCCGTTCGACAGCCGGAAGATGTTGTCATTCTGGTTGTAGGTGAAGCCCGCGCCATAGGCGGACCGGAGCAACGCCCGCAACTCCTCCGCGAACTGCAACAAACTCTTGAGGCGGCGGCGCGTCACGAGGACCCGGGCGCGGTTCTTGTACTGGTTGCAGTGCCGGAGGATCAGGAGCATGACGGCGAAGGACTTGCCGCCCCCGCGGCCACCGCCAAGGAACAAATTCATGTCCTCCGGCACCGCCAGCACTTGAGCTTGAAACGGGGACGGTCGGACCACCGTTGCTTGATTCATCGGCTTTCCTCCATACGCCAACCCCTTCCCGCACCCGGCCCCACGTCATCGGCGGAGCCCGCACACCGCCCAAGACACCGGGCGCGGGAGGAGTTGAACAGGGGACAGCCCCGGAGCCTTCCGCCGCCCCGCGCCTCGTGAGGGGCGAGGCTGAGTGCGTGAGGTTGGACGGCTTCCGGCCCGGGGCTGAACTCGTTGTTGTTGTTAGATCGGGTCGCCGCCGCGGGTCATGCCCAAGAGGCTGACCACGTCGCCTTCGATCCAGACGGCGGTATCTGCGGGCAGCGTGCTCACGTCCCGGGCGGTCCAAGAGGCGGGGACCTCCGTGGAGCCGTTCGGGGCTTGGGCGTTGGCGACGGCGCGAGCGGTCGCCTCGTCAGCCGCGGTCACGATGACGGCCTGAAGGCCGCTGGGGTTCCGGTCCTCGGGGCGGGTACGGTAGAGCAGGAAAGTTGCCATGATTCAAAACTCCTTCAGTTGTTCAAAGTTCGCGGGCCTTCTCGATACAGGTCGCACACATACGGTTTCCGGCGTGGGCGCTCCAGAAGTCGCCGCCACACATCAGGCAGCGGCGGACCTTCACGCGCGGGTCATCGTCTCGGAAGAACCGGGCATTGGCCCCGGCCCGCGGACGGGCCGGGCGGCGGGCGGGTTTCGCCTTCGCTTCCATCGCCGCCGGTCACTTGCCGAAGTAGTCCCGCAAGCCCACAAGGAACAGGGCCACGGAGCCGGTGACGAAGATGCTCAACAAGGTAAGCATCCCCTTGCTGCGCAGGTCCTCCCCAGCCTTCCGCCACTGGCGGAGGTGCTGGAAGTCCCGCTGCATCTCAATCGGGTTCGAGGGATCGGCCCCCATCTGCACGAGGGTCTGACGGACGGCTTCCGCGATGAGCTTTTGCAGCTCCTCGTGGGTCATGTTGTTGAGGCTCATGCTCAGGCCTCGCTTTCATCTTCGGCTTCGGCAATCGCCTGACGGGACAGCGCCAGCGACAGGTTGGTGATCCCGTCCGCCTTGCCGCGGACAAACTCACGGTCAGCCGCAACGGCGGACTTGTAGGCGAGCTGGACACCTTCAAGCTTCGCCGTCATGCGCTTCCAGACCTCACCCACGACACGCTCCGCGAAGGCCTGCACGGCGAACGGGCGGCGATCCTTCGGGCGGCGGTCGATCACGGTGGCGATGGCAGCGCCCAGCACGAGGTCGCCGGTCATGATCGCGGTCCGGGCGGCGGTTTCCATTTCAACCGGCCCAGCCCCTTCGAGCTGGAGTTGGTATTGGGTGCGCTTCGGATCGCCCAAGGCGACACGGCCCAGCATCGTGGCGGGCGAGGTGTACACGGCTTGGATGGCGGCGGCTTCCGCTGCGAGGGTCTGGAGGCCCTTGAGCATCGCGGCGCGGTCCGCTTCGGAACTGGCGATGAGCTGGCGGTGGATGTTCGCGGCCTTGTTCGCGGCGTTCTTCTTGGCGAAGGCGCGAGCGGTGGCGCGGTCCTCCGGGGAGGCGGAGGCGATGAGTTCGTCAGCCTCGCGGGTGTAGTTGTCCCGGGCTTCGGTGACGGTGTTTTGCAGCTTCTCGATCTTGCGGGAGAAGGCGGTGGCCGTCTCGGTGGCGCGGTCGCTGAGCTGCTGCGCGCGTTCCTCGTTCAGCGTCACGCCGGAGGGAACGGTGGAAAAGTCGATGGTTGCCATGTTTCGGGTTCCTCGGAAAAGTCATCACGACTAGGAAGGCCACCAAAACACGTCATCGGAGGGGCCATTCCCACCTACACGCCGGGCGCTGGTGCCCGGTCGCTTTCGAGGAACCATACTGGACGGATGTACAGCTCGGCAAGGACTATTTCTTGTATAACTCCTTGATCTACTTTACTTTTTCGGGTTCGGTCGGGGTGCAAATGATGGCCCGGTCCAGCGGGCGGCTGGGGTCCGGGCGGCAGTCCATGCGCTCGAACCGGGACGGCTCCGGCCTCCTGCTCAGGGGCTCCGCCGGGGCGACCCGGACGGGAGGCGCGAGGCGCGGCGAATGCGTGCCGACCTGCGCCCGGCGGACCGTATCCAAGGCGGAGTATGGGTGGGGCTCCTCCGGTGCCGCCTGCGTGGCGAGGGGCAGCAGGACGCCCAACGCGAGGACGGCGAACCGCCGGGCGGCGCGGCTATGCGTCGCGGTCGTTGATGTTGATGACACGGCTGTACTCCTCCGCCGACAGGGCGGCGTTGATCTGGATGAGGACCCGGGGCTGGTCGGTGTTCCCGTCGCCCTTGTTGATCTGAAAGATGTTCGAGGCGAGCCATTCCGCGGCCTTGAAGTCCCCTTCGTTCTTCATCTTGTCTTTCATGAAGGCGACAATCTCCCCGGCTCCGTCCGCCCGGCCCTCCTCAAGGGCGAGCTGTAGCGGGCTCAGGTCCCCGTCCTCGCCGTCCGCCTCCTTCAGGCGCTTCCACTGGCTGGGGGATAGCCCAAGGGCGCGGCGGATCGTGTGCTCACGGTTCCCCTCCGCGGCGAGCATCCGCACGAGTTCGAGGTGTCGCGGTTCGAGGTCGGGCAGCGCCAGCGCGCCCCCGGTCGGGTTCTTGGTCAGTTGGTTGTCGGCGGGCATTCTTCGGCCTCCTTCTTGATGCGATAGACAACGGACTTCGCCACCCCGGCGAGCCGCATGATTCGATTGATGGGCGTCCCGGCCTTCAGGAGGGCGGCAATCCGCTGCTCCTTCCCGGGCGATACCTTCGGACGGCCCAAGGTCTTGCCTTGCTTCTTCGCGCGCTCAAGTCCCAACATCGTCCGCTCCCGGATCAGGGCGCGCTCGAACTGCGCCAGCGACCCCATGACGTTGAACATGAGCTGACCCGCGGGCGTGGAGGTGTCCAGCGCGAGGTCCCGCACGAACAGCCCGACCTTGAGGGCTTCGAGTTCTCCGACCGTGGTGATGAGGTGGGGGAGCGAGCGGCCCAGACGGTCGAGGGCGGTGACGGCCACCATGTCCAGCTTCCCGAGCACTGCGGCCTTGAGCATGTCGTCCAGCCCCGGGCGCTTGTCGCGGCCCTTCGCCCCGCTGATGCCTTGGTCGATGAACTCCGCCACCACGGTATGACCCCGGCCCGCGGCCCAATCGCGGAGGGCCAGCAGTTGGTTATCCACCGTCTGGTCTTTGTTGGTTGATACGCGGGCGTACAGGGCAACGCGGGCCATGGTCAGCCCTCCGCCTTCGAGGAGCCGCGGGCGACGTGCGCCGGGATCGCCTGACCGTCCGGGACCACGAGGCGGAACAGCTCCACGCCGTCCGGGCCGATGGTGGAGCGGACCCCGTAGCCTTTGCGCTTGAGGTCCCATCCGAAGCCGGAGCGCACGGTGGGTTCCGTCCAAGGCTTCCCGGTCGCAGCGAGGGCGGCGATGAGCTGGGCCATCGTCACGCCGTCCGGGCGCGACAGCTCATCAACAAGAACCGCTTGCTTGGAGCCGATCAGGCAGGGCTTGACGGGCTCGCCGGTCGGCTTGAGGTCGGTTCCACGGCGGGCGCGGGGCTTCGGCTCGCCCTTCGCCTTCGCCTGCTTCGCTGCTGCCTCCTGCTGCTTTTCCTTCCATGCCTGTACCTTCGCCCAGGTCCGGCGGATCGCGTCCGCCTTCGTGCCGAAACGCTTGACCGGCTCGCAGCCCAAGGAGGCGGCGCAGTCGTTGTGCAGGGCGACCAGCTCCGGGCCGGTCATCGTGGCGAGGTCTTGTTCAGTGAGGGTCTGGCGGTTCATGGTCGGCTCCTTTTCAAGTTGGCACGCTTCTTGCTATGCGCCCCGAAACTATAGCTGGAAGCGGTCGGAAAAGGAACCTTTGCCGACTTGCGAAAACCGCAGGGGTGGATTCGTGGAGCCGCTGGCGCTTCCGGCGGTCGATTCCGCGGACGTTTTCCGACTTGTATGTTCAACAAGCAGGGCGGCAGTGCGCGGGTGCCAGCAAGCCCAGAGGGGCGAGCGCGCAGCGGTCCGGGTCAGTACGTTTTTGCGCGGGTCAGTACGTGGGTCAGTACGGCTTAAACCCCAGCCGTTATTGGATTCGTTCTGACCGTTCTAACCGTACTGACTAAGTAAGAGAGAGATAACCTGAAGCGGTCCGGTCCGATGCTCGCCGTGCCTCAGCTCCCCTTGGGCTATGTCTCAGGGGCAGTCGCCGCCGGACCGGACCGGCTCACGTTTTTCCCGGCAACTAAGTGCCCAGTCTAGTCCGCTCGGTCAGTACGTCGAGACACGAAACCCGCGCGGCTATTGGCTTTCGCTGCGTACTGACCCACGAAGAAGTAAAGACTGACCGGCCACACGAGCCAGTACGCGGCCAGTACGTCGCAGCCCGAAATGCAAAACGGCGAGGGGGTCCCCGCCGTTTTGCATGGTTGCTACAGGGCTGGTCGTCAGTCGTTGCCGTGCGCGTCAGCGATGTTGTCGGCAATCGCCTGTAGGGCGTCCCGTACTCCGTCTAGCGTCTCGCCTTGCAGGGGGTGATCGCTGCGCAGGGAGTCGCGCAGGCCGTCGATAGCATCGGCCAGCGGTTCCGCAGCCTCCGCGAGGCCACGCAGGCTCATTGCGATCTCATCGCCAGCAGCGGCCTTCGTGTATGCCGCAATCAGCGTTGCGCGGGCTTCCGGCGGGTAGTCGGCAAACCGATCTTCAACAAAGCGCGCGGCCTCCAGCATCCAGTCGTGCGCCGTCATCCCGGCTTGTTTCATTATCGTTTCAGCATCCAACATGATTTTCTCCTTGGCGGTCGGTTGTTACTCAGTTGCAATAGTAGGGGAGGCCCAGCCCTCCCCGGTCGTTTTCAGAATGGCGACGGCGCGGGCGTCTCGTAGTAGTCGTCAGGCTCCGGCGGCCAGTTGCTCCACGGGAACAGGCTGGCGCACTCATCCCAAGCCCGGCGCAGGTCGGTCAAGCGCCAGAGATAGCCGTTTGCGCCTCCGCCACCCTTGCGATACTTCGGCGCGGCCAGCTTCGAGGCCAACAGCTCGCGCATGTTGTTGTAGGTGACGTGGTTTGCGCCGGGGCGACCATGTACCCACTTCCGCGCAGCCTCAATCAGCGCCTCGCTGGGCACGAACAGCACACCCGGCGAGCGCAGGCGCTCGGCTCCCGGCGGCAGCTCGCCCGACAGCAACAGGTCGAAGATGTACGCCTCAACCCCGCTCAGACTTTCGGCCTTCTGGCGTGCTAGCGCCTCCGTCTGGGGGATGTTCCAGCGCGGCTCCCAGTCGCCCAGATCGAGGTGCAGCAGGTCGTACAGCATCGCGGCGAGCCCGTCCCCGGGCACCATGACGCCGTTCTTGCCTTCCTTGAATAGCTGGGCGGCGATGGGGGCGAAATAGTCCCGATCTTGCTTGTGATCGTCGGGCACGTCAAAGACGGCGAACCGGCGCTCATCCACCCCCGCGGGCACCACCCAGCCTTCGTTCGAGGCCATGAAGATGTGCAGATAGTTCGGCGCGGTCTGGATGTCCTGCCCCTTGCCCTCAATCGTCAAGGTGTCCTCGGTGATGAGGCCCTTCAAGACGGCCTCCGCGCGCTTGTCGCCTTGCGTCACCACTTCATCAGCAAACAACAGGCAGCAGTCGCGCAGGTGCAGGTTGAAGTCGCCGGTCAGGTGCTTGGCGCTCGTGATTTGTAGGCCGTGCTGGCCGAACATCTGCACGAGGGCACGCCCGAGAATCCCCTTGCCGGTGCCGCGGTTGCCGCGCAGGACCCAAGCCACACCGGCGGGCCGGTCGGGGTTCTGTACCGCGTCAGCCATCCACTTCAGGCCGAAGTCGGAACCGCCGCACAGGTACAGGATATGGTCGCGCATCAGCGACCAGTCGCCGCCCGGCTTCGGCTCCACGCCCCAGCCGCGCCAGAGGTTCTGAAAGCCGTTGATCTCCGGCTCCTTCCCCGGCACGAAGCAGATGCCGCGGACTTCGCGGCGCTGGGGATGGTCAAGCCACCAGTTGCCAACCGGCTTTTCAATCGGCTGACCGTTGGCATTGAAGCCGACCGTCACCCGCCGGTTGCGGTAGCGGTTGCGGAAGTCCTCGAACGATTGCAGGTCAGGCGCTTCGCGGTCCAGCTCGGGATGAGTGCAGCGCCAAGACAGGACGCGAACCTTGCCGGAGGTGATGACGGCGTGATGGTTGTTCAGCTCATCCAGCAGGCTCCCGGCATCTTCACCAACATTCCCCCGCGCCTCGTTGCGCTCGGCTTCGGCCTTCTCCACGGCGTTGTGCGCGCGTTCGACCTGGCGGGCGGCGTACTTGGGCCGTCCGGTCTTTTGGTCGTAGATGTGGCCTGAGATGAGGTTGTCACGATCCAGCAACGTGGCAACAATCATTTCGTCCGGTACGCCAGCCCGCACGAGGTCGCAGCAGACGCGCATGACGCCCTTGCTGCGGTCGTCATAGGTGCCCGGGTAGATCGGGTCATCGCCGGTTGCGATCAGGGCCAGCGTGTAGTCCGACAACATGCCCGGCTTCGGCTCGGGCTCCGCGAGGGCGTCTTGATACTTGCCGTTGCGTTCAGCCCATGCGCGCAGCTCATCCGTACCCATGCGAGCCGGTACGGCTGCACCCTCGCCCAGACCCGGGCGCGGCGATGCCGTCCTGCTGGCGGTAGGTGTGCCGCTGTCGGTCGCTTCGACCTTCGGGAAGGCTTCCGGCGCATAGGTCGCCCCGGTCCATGCGATCAAGCGCGCCAGCTCGGGCTTGCGACCCTTCGCCGCCTTCTTCTTGTTGGGCACGTTGATGGTGCCCGGAAGGCGCATGATGCGGTCGCAGTTATGCACGGCATCAGAGCCGAATACACGCTCAAGGCCCCGGTTGTATGCCTCGCCGGTCGCCCACGGCTCCGGGTTGTCGGCGGTCGGGGTGGCGATGGCGAGCGGTTCAGTCAGCAGCCAAAACGCTTGATAGCCCCCGCCCGAGAACACCACGGCGGACGGCTCCGGGATACCGGCAGGCAGGCCGGTCGTCAGCAGGGCTTCGATGCGTTGCCGCTCGTCGCTCAGGTCCTCGCCAACCCGGGGGTCTAGGTCAGCCCAGAGGGCACGGAAGGCGGCAATGTCAGGCTTGCTCGGCTTCACGCTCACGGGGCGGCGGACCCGGTTGGGGGTGAAGTACAGATTGCGCTTGCCCTGATGCGCAACGATCCAGTCTGCGGCCTCGTCGGCCTCGCTGGGCTTGAAGGTGCGCGTCTCGGTCTTGCCATCCGGGATGATCGCCGTCAGGCACCAGTCGTCATCCGGCGACCAGCGGCGCAGGAAGTCGATAGCCGCGGCGGTATCGGGTTTGAGTTGTTCCATCACACGCCCTCCGCGGTATGGTTTTGTTCTTTCGAGGCCAGCCACTCATCCAGCGAGGCCCGGCGGTAGCGGACCAGACGGCCCAGCTTGGCGTAACGCGGCCCGCCACCCTTCACCCGGAGGAGTTCGAGGAGTTGGCGCGACACTTGGAGATAGTCAGCGGCCTGCTGCGTATCGAGGACATCACGCGGTTCCATGATCGCGGTCCTCCTCAAGCAGGTAGTCCATCAGCGTCCGCCCGAAGCAGAGGCGGTGCGCTTCGTCCAGGTCGAGGACAGCGCGGCGGAAGTCGTCGTGGTCTTTCAGCTTCGGGGCTTCGCTGAGTTGCTGGGCAAGTTGCCGCTGACGGCGGATGACCTGAGCCGCGGCCTGTACAAAAAGCGCGGTCAGCTCCTCGTCGGTGATGTCGTCGGGCTTCTCGGCCAGTTGCCGCAGCCGGTCCGCCGATAGGTCCGACTCAAAGGCCAGCATCTCAAGCGAGCCCCCGCCCGACTGAAGGAAGGCGGTGATGAATGGGTGTGGCCCTTCGTTCGGCTGGTCGGCGGCATTCAGCCCGGCATCGACGCAATGCCAAGCGAGCGCGAGGAGGTTCTGACGGGTCGCCCGGTTCGCGCCGTGGGTGGCTTGCCACAGGTCCAGCTCATCCTGAAACCAGACGGTGACGCGCTGGCCGGGGAGGCGGTGCGGCTGGGGGAAGTGTTCGAGGGTCTTGGCCCAGCGCCAGAGGGTGGCGGTTGAGCAGCCCAGATAGGTAGCGGCTTGCGCCGGGCGGAGCGCAACGCGGTTGTTCTTCTCGGTCATGGTCGGGAACTCCGATCAACTCGGCCCGCGCCACCAAGAAGAAAGGGGCAGCGCAAGCCAGTGTTTGGCTCACGACTGCCCCCTTGCATCACGCTCGGATTTGAGACGGCTCCAGTAAGGGCTAACCGCTGAAAGCGGACCGCATCACGCGTATCACCACAGACTCTTGCCGACCTAGCAATCACTCAGGTCGTCCCCGGATCACCCGGGGAACATTGAGAGCGATTCTAAGACTTACGGCTGGATGCCGTAAAGCCTTTTTAAGACCTAAGTGATTGATTCATAAAGAAGTATATTTACTTTTTCGGGTCCTTTTCAGGCTCAAGTGGTTGTCCCTTCTGGCTTTTCTTCGAGCCATCGCACAGGAGGCGGAGGCGGTCGGAAATTTCCTGCATTGGAGCCCGGAGGCGGTCGAGTTCGGGGCTGATGTAGCCCGCGGTCACGTCCTGCTTGTCGGGGAGGCTGTGATTCACCAACATCTTGATGGCGTAGGGCGATATGTCCAGCGACTCCGCGACCGTGATGAACGTGTTGCGCAGGCCATGAACGGTGAATTTCACGCCCAGCTTCTCCTTGGGCTCCGCAATGTGGCCGCTCTTACTCTCCGCCGGGAACACCCACGGCGATTTCGGGAAAACGGTCTGTGTCTGTTCGCACTTCTGCCGCTCCTTGAGCAAGTCGATGAGGAAGTCAGACAGCGGCAGCAGGAAGGCCCGCGTTTCGCCCCCCTTGGGCCGCGGGATCAGCAAGGCTTTCTTCTCCCAGTCGATGTGCTCCCAGCGGACAACGGCGGCGCTTTCCCGGCGCAGGCCGGTGAACAGGACAAAGCGGAGGTAGTCCCGGCGGATCGGGTTGGTCATCGCCGTGACCTCCTTGTACCAAGCCGTCAGGTCCGCACTCGGGATCGCCGCCTTGCGCCGCTCCTCCGGGAACCAATCAACGGCGATGGTCGGATTCACGCCCAACTCGTCATGAATCTTCAGCGCGTGGTTGTATGCGGCCCGGAACACCCGGAACACGCTGTTGGCGACATAGGGGCCGTTCTTCTCCCCGATCTTGTGGTGACGCTCGCGGCAGTCCTTCCGGGTGATCTCCGTCAGCGGCTTCTTGAGCCAGTCGCTCAGGTACTGGTCGGACAAATAGCGGTAGTCCTTCAGGGTCCGTTCGGATCGCTTCTTGTTCGACTTCAGGTGCAGGTCGAGGGCGTCCCCGAAGGTGACGGAGGCGGCGGGCTTCTCCTCCCTGTTTGGGTTGATCCCCTTGCCCATCTTCATCAGGAGTTCGCGGGCCTCCTCCCGGGCCTGCTCAACTGTGTACACGCCATACCGCCCGATGGAGGTGCGGACGGTCTTGCCTTGGAGGTCGCGTTGCACAAAGAAGGTCTTGGCCTTCGCGCCCACGCAGACGCCGAAGCCCTTCAGCTCCGTGTCAAAGTACAGGTGCTGGCGCTTCTTGTCGTCGGGTTGGACGAAGGGGAGCCCCTTGACGGCGCTCTGTGTGAGCTTGATGGAGGTGGTCATTGACAGCCCTTTCTAGTAACGGAATAATAAGGGCCGTAGTTAGAAGCCGGTAGGGTGAGCGACTAACGAAATGGACCCAAACGCCCGTAACCATAAGGGTTTTCCGGCCTTATTAAAAGCCCGGACCCCCTCCGTAGGGTATGGCTGTCTTAATTCGTAATGCGAAGGTCGGGGGTTCGACTCCTCTCACCGGCACCAGTGATTCAGGCAAAAGGCCAGCCCCATGGGGCTGGCCTTTTGCCTTCATGCGTCTGTGGTCCCTTGTTTTCAGGCAG